GTTCAACCACAACACTGGCCTGCTATCCGCAAGGGAACAAACCCGACGACGGTATATCAGCAAGGTTAAGGACACCTCCTACCATGCACTGGCAGGGCTCGTTGATTTCCCACAGTTCGACTTCATCTACATCGACGGGTCGCACATAGCCAAGGATGTGCTGACGGATGCGTGCATGGCTTGGCCCCTGCTTAAGCCGCACGGGGTTATGGTGTTCGATGACTACCTGTGGAGGGACGGGCCGCACCCGCTCCATAGACCCAAGATCGCCGTTGATACGTTCAGCAATATTTTTGATGGGGAGTTTGATGTCATCCACATCGGCTACCAGTACGCAATTAGGAAGAAAGTATGATGCTCTGGATTGGTTTCTGGGTGTGCGTGGCCGCGCTGGTGATCTGCGCGGGCTTTCTGATTTTATGGAGCTTTAAGGATGACTGATGAAATCAAAGTGGCAATCCAAGACCCTGACCGTCGCCCCTCCATCATGATCGCTACCCCCATGTACGGTGGTATGTGTACGGGGCATTACGTGCAGGGGCTTCTGCAAACCATCGCTAAGATGCGTGAGCTTGGCGTCAACATTTTCTGGGCGCAGCTTATGAACGAGAGCCTTATCACACGGGCTCGCAACGAACTGGCACGCTTGTTTCTGGAGAAGGGCCACGACTACCTGATGTTCGTGGATGCCGACATTTCGTTCGACGGGATGGCGATTGCACAGTTGCTAGCTGCCGACGTGGATATCGCCTGTGGTATCTATCCCAAGAAGGAAGTGGACTGGCCCCAGATCAAAGCCGCTGCCGACGCAGGAAAGGAAAACCTTCAAGATTATGGTGGCGCATTTGTTTTCAATATGGTTGGTAGCAGCCACGCTGAAACGGATGAGCATGGTATGATTGAAGTCCGCCACGGCGGCACAGGCTTTATGCTTATCAAGCGTGGGGTTTTTGAAACGCTAGAGCCCCACGTGCCTACCTATCGTATCGCTACGTTTAAGGGTGCAGATGGCGAATATGTTCACCCGATTACGAGAGAGTTTTTCGCTACTAGTATCGACCAATCAGGTGCCCTCCTATCTGAGGACTACCACTTCTGCGAACTCTGGAGACGGTATGGAGGAAGCATCCACGCCAACCCCTTCATCAAGCTTGAGCATGTTGGAACCTACGTCTACGGTGGCGACATCATCAAGTCTGGTGGCAACCTTAAATAGCAACGAGAGCAAAAACAAAATGTCTATCAAAGCAGAAATTATTGCGCACTTCAAAGCTAACCCTGAAGCTAAACCTATCGAAGTTGGCAAAATATTTGGTGCGTCTAACGGCAACGTGTACAACTACCGCAAGGAAGCTCTAGGGATTCCGAAAAAGACACGTAAGGTTAAGATTGAGAAGCCGCTATCGCGGACTGTAGTTGCCCACGACATTCCCGCCCCTCCCCACCACAACGCTTGGGACAATTTCGGGGAGTGGATGACTACCAGTCAGTACGAAGGCTACCTCCGTGGTATCATCATCGAGGCCCTTACGTCGAATAGAGCAGGGCTGCTCCCCGAAGTTGAAGATGCTATCAAGAGGCTGCGCAGCATTACCGGAGAGTGAGTCGTGGTTACGTGGTCCTACAGCAGCATCAAGACGTTCGATCAGTGCCCTAAAAAGTACTACCACCTGCGCATTGCCAAAGATGTGAAGGACGAAGGCGGCACTGCCGCTCAGTACGGTACGGACGTGCACAAGGCTGCTGAGGACCACGTTAAGAGCGGCGTCCCTATCCCTCCGAAGTTCAAGTACATGGAGCCGGTAGTGGAGGCCCTTAAGGCTATCCCCGGTGAGAAATACACCGAGCTAAAACTCGGCATTAGGAAGACAGGCAGCACCTACGAGCCATGCAAGTTCTTTGACAAGGACGTGTGGTGGCGGGGGGTTGCCGACTTCGTATCCGTGAACGGCTGGAAGGCGCACTCTGTCGATTACAAGACCGGGAAGAACGCCAAGTACGCAGATACCAAGCAGCTGGACCTGATTGCGGGTGCACTGTTCGTGCACTTCCCTGACGTTACGCGCGTCAAGTCGGGGCTGGCCTATGTGGTTAGTGATGAGTGGGTACCCAAGGTGCACGTACGCACCGAGAAAAACGCATATCTGTCCGCGTTTGATGATGAGTTAGAGCGCCTTGAAGAGGCTGAAGCCAGCGGAGTGTGGAACGCCAAGAGCGGCCCTCTGTGCGGCTGGTGCCCTGTGGTAAGCTGCGAACACCATCGCAAGCCAAGGAGGTACTAATGCCCTACGTGAACAAGCCCCGCCCGTATAAGAAAGAGTACGAGCAGTACCAAGGTACCGAGACGCAGAAGAAGAACCGCGCCGCACGCAATGCAGAGCGCAACAAGCTGCTGAAAACGGGTAAAGTCCATAAGGGCGACGGCATGGACGTGGCCCACAAAGTCGCCCTCGATAAGGGCGGCAGCAATAAGCAGGGTGTGCGCGTCGAGTCCGCCGCAACAAACCGCTCATTCAAGCGAGACAGTAAGAGCAACCTTGTTTCCGAACAAAGCACACGGGAACATAAAAAAAAGAAAAAGTGATGGATATTCTGCAAGACTACAGATGGTCCGGTAAACTACAGCCGTTTGACCATCAGAAAATTACGGCCCAATTCCTAACCGCGCACAAGAAAGCTTTCTGCTTCAACGAGCAAGGCACCGGCAAGACCGCATCAGTTATCTGGGCAGCGGACTACCTCATGAAGTTGGGTCTGGTTAAGCGCGTGCTGGTGCTGTGCCCCCTGTCGATCATGAAGTCAGCTTGGCAGCAGGACTTGTTCAAGTTTGCTATGCACCGCTCCTGCTCCATAGCCCACGGCAACGCCAAGACGCGGCAGAAAATCCTCGCTGCTAAGTCCGAATTCGTCATCCTGAACTTCGATGGCTTAGCTGTGGTTAAGGATGAGGTCATGGCGGCGGGCTTTGACCTGATCGTTGTGGACGAGGCTAACGCCTACAAGAACGCACAGACCCGCAGGTGGAAGGTGTTGCGAGATGTGGCCGCTACCGCGAAGGGTATGTGGATGCTGACCGGCACGCCTGCGGCGCAATCCCCGATGGACGCCTACGGCCTAGCAAAGCTGGTGAACCCCGATGGTGTGCCGAAGTTCTTTGGCTCGTTCCGCGACCAAGTGATGATGAAGATCACGCAGTTTAAGTGGGCACCGAAGAACAATGCGCAGTCCGTCGTGCATAGTGCGCTTCAACCAGCTATCCGCTTCGAGCGGGACCAATGCCTAGACCTGCCTCCCGTAACGCACGTCGAGCGAGACGCTCCGCTAACCCCGCAGCAGGGCAAGTACTACCGTATGCTTAGGCAGGAGATGCTGCTGGAGGCGGCGGGGGAGTCTGTGACGGCGGTTAACGCAGCGGTCAAACTGAACAAGCTCCTTCAAATCTCGTCGGGGGCTGTCTACTCCGATAGCGGGGGCGTCATTGAGTTCGATGTGTCTAATCGGCTGAACGTCGTGATGGAGGTTATCGAGGAGGCATCCAACAAGGTGCTGGTCTTCGTACCCTTCAACCACACCATCGAGCTTCTGCAGGAGGTGCTAACCAAGAACGGCATCTCCTGCGACGTTATAAACGGCAAGGTCAACCCCAACCGCCGAGCGGACATCGTGCAGGAGTTTCAGACCCGCACTGATCCTCACGTGCTTATCATCCAGCCACAGGCTGCATCGCACGGGCTGACGCTGACGGCAGCAGACACCATCATCTGGTACGCGCCGGTTACGAGCGTGGAGACTTACCTACAGGCTAACGCACGCATCAACCGCCCGGGGCAGAAGCACCCCATGACCATCGTGCATATCCAAGGCAGCCCGGTGGAAGCCAAGCTGTACAAGATGCTGGAAAACAACATCACCAACCACCAGCAGATTATCGATCTGTACCGCCAAGAAATTGAATAGGTGCTTGACACTGTATAATGTTAGAATATGGTTCTAGAGCCAGCACGAGGAGCAAACGATGGCGGAAGACACCGAAGAACTGGTGACGGAGTACCTGCGGGTGCGCACCGCCATCCAAGAGAAAGAAGACCGACACAAGGAAGAGATTGCGGCGCTAAAAGAGGACATCGATGCCCTCAGTGCCAAGCTACTCGACCTGTGCAATCAACATGATGCCGACAGCATCAAGACCAAGTACGGTACTATCTCCCGGCGTATTAGCTCCCGCTACTGGAGCAGTGATTGGGAGTCCTTGCATAACTTCATCTATGAAAACAACGCCTTGTCTCTGCTGGAGCATCGCATCCACAACGTTAATATGCGGCAGTTCCTGCAGGAGAACCCGGAGCTTTACCCGGCTGGCCTACAGGCGGATACCAAGTTCGTAATCCAAGTTCGTAAACCTAGCGCTCGTTGAAAGGGGATATACCCATGAGCAATATCGCAATCTTTAAGCAGCCTGACTCGCCCGCAAACACGGGGCGTCGGGAACTCTCGGAACTCGCTAAGTCGTTGGTCGGTGGTGGGGCAACCAACCGCCGTATCCAGACAAACACCAACGGTACGTTTAAGCGCATCGTTAACGGTGAGCAGATTGGCAAGGCTCCACGCGGCGAGATCAACGTCATCATCATCAACACCCTGCCTAAGGTGTCGCGGGTTTTCTACGCGGGTAAGTACGACCCCAATGCAAAGGCTACGCTGCCTAACTGCTGGTCCAATATGGGTGACAAGCCGGAAGCGGGTGCATCTGATCCGCAAGCTCGCAACTGTGGTGAGTGCCGTCAGAACGCAGCAGGCAGTGGAGACAACGGTGGGCGTGCCTGCCGGTTCCAGCGGCGCATTGCAGTCCTGCTGGAGGGTGACGACTCAGGGGATATCTACCAGTTCAACATCCCCGCCAAGTCGCTGTTCGGTAAGGGCTCTGATAACGTCCACCCCTTCGAGAGCTACACTAAGTATCTCCCGGCTAACGGCTTCTCTATCGACCAAGTTGTCACCACCATTAGCTACGACTCTAATGCAGACAGCATGGAGCTGCTGTTCTCGCCAGTGCGGGAAACCAGCGACGAAGAGATGGCGCTCGTCTCCAAGGCACAAGCCAACCCCGATAGCCAGCGTGTCTGCGTCCTGACTGTGGCGCAGAATGATAAGGTGGAGATACTTCCGGCCCCGACTAAGCCGGAAGTCAAGGCCAAGGCCAAGGTTGTTCGCTCTGCCGAGCCCGACGAGGATGAAGAGGAGGACGCGCCGGTAATTCGTCAGTCCAGCAAACCCCCCGTTAAGGCAACTCCCGTAGCTAAGGGCAACCTCGCCAAGTCCCTCAGCGACTGGGACGAAAACGAAGAAGACTAATGTCCCAAGGCTATAGCGTCAGATTATGCAGGCTTAACGAAGCGGCTGACGCTGCCTCAGTCGGTGTGCGCCTCGGTCGGGTATGTCTTGCAAAGGATATCCCGGCTACCGAGGTTGCATCCCAACTGGGGGTTAGCCGACAGACTGTGTACAACTGGTTCTGCGCTAGGAGTATGCCGTCCCATGCGCTCCGTGTCCGGGTAGAAGACTATATATCCTACCTAGGCTGAGGTACCTAAGCTTCCCCCCACACAGACGGAGCCCCGCTCCGTTATGACTGGTGCCCAATGGATGAGATTGATCTTCTGTCTGCCGTGCAGCCGCCCGACGGGTGGTTCTGCTCCGTGGGCATTAAGGAGGGAGCGGCGGTACGTCAGCAGCTTGTAGCTACCCGAGAGCAGTTTGATGCCATTTCCGCTGACCTAATGAGTCGCGGGTACAACGTCTATTTCGGGGTCGCCAAGTACGCTACGGACAAAAACCGCCAGAAGGACAATGTTAAAGGGCTCAAGGCCCTGTGGCTGGATATCGACTGCGGCCCTACGAAAGTAGCGATCAACGCCAAGACAAAACGCCCCGCCGGGTATATCGACCAAGACGCAGGTACCGCAGCACTCCGTACTTTCTGCGAGACCGTAGGGCTACCCGAGCCCCTGCTCGTAAACTCAGGGCGCGGGCTGCACGTATACTGGCCGCTTACCGAGACGATTACCCGCAGTGAGTGGGAGCCGGTGGCAGCTAGGCTGCATGAGCTTTGCACCACACATAACCTGTACGTAGACCCGGCGGTCTTCGAGGTGGCACGCATCCTGCGCGTACCCGGCACGTTGAACTTTAAGGATGACCCGCCAACTGAGGTTAGCATCCTCCACGGGGGCAACCCGCACGACCTGTCCGAACTCGGTGCCATCCTTGGTGGGGTCGTAAAAGAAACCAAGGTATTTGTTCCTGCGGCTCCGCGCGAACTGAGCGCCCTAACCAAGTCGCTGATGGATAACTCAGTATCCCGGTTCAGCAAGCTCATGCGCCGCAGCCTCAAAGGGAACGGCTGCCAGCATCTGGTGGACTGCTATGAGAACAGAGCGGGGCTGGAAGAGCCTCGCTGGTTTGACGCCCTGTCTATCGCCCACCATTGCGTGGACCGAGACACAGCTATCCACAAAATCTCTGAGGGCTACACCGACTACGACCCGGCAGCTACCGAGCATAAGACGCGCCATATCAAGGGTCCGCACACATGCAGTGTGTTCGAGCGGAATAACCCGGGCGGCTGCGACAAGTGCCCACATAAGGGCAAGATCAAGAGCCCGATAGTCCTTGGCAAGGAAATCGTTGAGGCTACACCCGAAGATAACCAAGTCACCGTTGAGTTTAAGGACGGCACCACA